CAAATGACACGTTAACCGTTGCGCTTAAGTATTGGTCGTATTCAACATCATTTACACGGATTAAAATCATGATGTCAGTATCCTTATTTCACCTTCAACAAAAGATATCTGTTCAATATTGTTCAGCTGTTGCAGTGTATTTACTAAATCAGTTGAACCGTAATATTTGTAAGCTAGCACAGACAAAGGCGTACGCTTTACGTTAATAGTAATCGTTCTGCGCGCACTTATTCTTAAATCAGCAAGTGTTGCATTTGCTTGCGCCCTTAAATCATTTAAATCTCCAACCGAGGCATTATCAATATCCTGGTCTACAGAATTCAAATATTGCTCTTCTAAAGCATCGTTTACGCTGTCTATTTCATCAACCGTCTGATATTCAGTATCAGCAGCAGCAACATAAGCATATCCTAATGCTTGGTTTTTCATGTTGCCACGTAATATGTCCCTGTTTTTATTGCGTTCTTTTAAATCTGTTGTGGTTGCTTCAACAACTGGATCGTTATCACCGAAATTAAACATCGACTTAAATGCATTAAATGAATCACTTGGGGCTTCGTAAAGATTGCCCATAGAGACATATAGACTTCTAATGCTGTCAGCTAGCGCTTTTGGCTCTGAAATTAATGTATTGATTGACTCAGTAAATGTATCTAATTCACGTTTATACGAGTTTACTTTGTCGATTGCCTGCCCTGTACTTTTTAAAGCTGAATTAAATGTATCTGACACGCTATTAACTGACTCTTGAGCATCTGCGTAGTTATTAACTGAAGTAACATCCCAGTTATCTTCTAAATTTGTGTTTAAACCATCTGCAAGCTCCTGATTTTCTTTATCTACTTGAGAAACTGAATTAAGGGCTTGTTGCGGAATGCCCGCAGCATTATCAATATCAAACTGCATCGTGACTTTAGCGCGGCCTAATTCGCTTAATGTCTCGTTTATCGTATATGCGCCTGACTTTACATTGTCAATCGCGCCGAATGTCGGGTGAGTTAATCGACCAGCACCGCCAGACTCTAGTACGCTAATTAATGCCGCTTTGTTTTCTTCGTAATCCTTAAACGGGATAATCGCTTCGATTTGAAACGATCTAGGAGAAGTGCCAAATTCTTCAATAGATTGTCGGTTCGTGTTTGGAAATGAGAATATTTTTCGTTTAATGCCGCCCGTCGTTGTAGCAGAAATAAACAGAAATTCGACTTTCTTGTAAGACGCTATTTTTAATTCAACAGGCATTATGCACCTGCCGCATTTAGGCCGACATTAGCCGGACGACCTGTTTGTGTCACGCTTGCGCCGCCTTTTTGCTCTAATCCGCCTGCAAGCCCTACATTTAAGTTGACGTCTGTTTGTGATTTGTTTTCTATGCCGAATAGGTCGTTAAGTCCTGATACACCTAAAAAATCTCCGCCTATAGAAAAATTCTTAAGAAGATCAAACCCGCTAAAGTCGAGACTTGCCATTGCAGCTGTAAATTGTGCGACAGTTTGAACGATTCCTTTAAATATTGTGAAAACACCCATTAGCACATCAAGCAACGCGGAAATAATAACGAGCAACAACTTAAGCGGAGAAATAAGTATATTTATTGCTTCCGGGCTTAAAGAATCGAATAGCCTAATTGTTGTTTGAGTCAATCTGTCGATTACAGATGATATTGAAGCGTAAGCAGCTATAAGCTTTGTGTTAATAACAATGCCGAGCTTTGCACTAAGCTTTCCGCCAGTCTTAAGCCGTTTATTTGCTTGCTCCTGTGCTGAATTTGTTCCCGTTATTTCTTTAGCCCATTTCTTTAATAAAGGTACATTTTTCTTTAAAATCAATATTGTTCTTAAGTTTTCATTTCCAAACTTTTTAATAATTTGCGTATTAGAAAGACCTAATTTCTCAATTGCAGCTAAGCTTTTGATTATCCCGATTTTTGATGGGGCAAATTTGCCGCCCATGAACCCTTCGAGCTTTGATAATGTGCTTCTTAACGCCGTTCCAGCTTCAGCGCCTTTTATTTCATTCTTGGCTAAAACCTGAATTAGTGCATTTGTCTTTTCAAATGATATGTTAAATTGAGCAGCAACTGAGCCGGCATTTTTTAGAGCTTCAGCAGTATTACCAATTTCACTCGCACCAACCTTCGCGCCTGCTGCAAGAACATTAACAAACCTTGCCGCTTGGTCTGCTCCTTGTCCGAATTGATTAAGCGAGCCGACAGATGCACGAACCGCATCAGGGATATCAATACCTGATGCATTTGCAAGCAGCAAAGCTTGCTCAGTTACCCTTATCAAACCCCGTGGATCCTTTAACAACTCTGACTTAGCAGAGGCTATTTGCTTTATTGCATTAGCTACTTGATCTGATGAAATAATAGAGGATTTAGCAAGCCTTATAGCTTCATTACTGTAATTCTGTAAATCACTCCCTGACGCACCCGTTATAGCTGATAAGTCAGCAATTGCGGTTTCAAATTTCCTACCCCTAGAAATGACTTTTGAAAATGCAACGCCTATACTGCCAACTACAGCAGCTATTACTGCAAATCTTTTTGCTGCGCCAGAAAATGAAAAGCTACTTTTGTTTATTCCAGCAGCTGCTTTTTTTGACGATCTTGATGCATTTTTAAATCCAGTAGAAACTTTTTTTGTTTGCTTGACCATTGCCCGCGAAGATTTTGCAACTTTTGCAGCTTGCTTACTAAAAGCATTCTTAGCTTTAATTGTATATTGTATAACAAAATTTTTACTAGCCATTTTTTATTATTTCCGCTACTTCTTTTCCTGCTATATCAAATTCCTCTATTATTCCACACCTACACTTTTCTAAATATTCAAAACTGACAGCACCGTGTGATAATAGTGATATTTTAATTAATGTTTTACGATAATCACGGTTCCCCACGATCATCAGCTCCCGATAAAATTTCCAATATACTCCTTCAAACATTTTCTATGATCCGTATATGTCATTCTATCTAAAATAGGTTGCGTTATTTTTTTCTCCCCGCCTATTAAGCCGCTTGCTTTTAATATCTGGTGGAAAGTAACCGTTACCTTCTCCATATCGCCGCCGCCAGTTGTTAGCATCACATAAGCTGCTTCTGCCATTTCATCCGGATCTAGCTCATTATCACTTTCCTCAGCTGTAGTTAAGTCAATGTCTTTTATAGCACTCATTGTTGCCTTAGCTATTTCAGACTCTATAATCGAAGCTAAATGAGCCTCTTTACCAGTAGGCTCTGTAATGCTAAGCAATGATTGCTCTTCTTCATCCCCTTTACCATTTGATACGCTTATTGGCGTTGTTAACTCAATAATAATTTCTTTTAATGACATAGCTCTTTACCTCTTTATCCAATTAATGCGGGTGCTGATTTCCACTCGAACGGGGTTGTGCCTTCAGACTGAAGCGCGGTTTCTGGATCGTTTACTAAAGCAGCAGATTTGAACGTTAAATTAACTCGTGCTCCACCTGCTCCAACGCCTGTCACACGAACAACGTTACCAGGACCTGCCTCTTTATAAGCCTTGATGCTTTCAATTGTCGTTTCAGTTGATGGGGCTTCATAACTTGTCCAACTTTTGTCTCAAAGTTTTCAGAATAAACAGCAACAACAGCAGAGCCGCGCGAAGCCGCTTTAACATCTGCTTCACCTAATCCCAACATTACTGTGACCGTATTTGCTGCAACGAGTTGAGGGATATCGTTAACCTCAACATTTGCATTTGTGAGTACTATTTCAGCCATTTACCTACCCCTCCGGTGAGAATTTAATTTGAATCGGAATTAAGAATATCCGAGCTTGAACAACGATAAACGCTGTCATTGAAATTGTGACTTTACCCTGCGACAAATCGACATCGACCGTCAAATTATCTTTAAACGCCTTATCGAAATCAGCCTTTTCGCCGCCGATTGTGCCAATTCCGACCTGTGCGACTTGGAAATCTTCGCCTAAATCGTTATTAAGCTCAATAATAAAAGAACGGACACTTGATTCATTCGCAATATCACCCTCACCGACTAACGCGCCGCCGGTTAAACGGTATTGAGCATATTTAGCTCTAACGTTATTTAACATGTATTCACGATACACGCTTGATGTGTCAACGTAATTCAAGAAGCTGAACGTATCATCTGGATTACCTGCTGAATCGTTTTTATAAGTCGTTACCACTTGACCAGCAATCGTTTCATTGCCTGCGCGGTTATTACCGATAACCCAGCCGCCTGCATCTTGCAGCTGATTAATCTCTGTGTCCGTTAGAAAGCCAAACCCAGTTTTAACTAGCGGTAAATCGCGAAATGGCGTATTAAAGTACGGTTTTGCCGCAATCTTCTGGCCGCCAATAGTATCGCCTGGTGTGCGAGCAATGACATAATTTGCAATGTTCGCATCTTCTGTGAAGCGAATTGCACGAATAGCCGCAAATTGTGAGGACTTAAGGAAAGGAACTTCCATTACAGCCGGTGCCTTATATGCACTTCGGTCTTCAAACTTATCCACAATGATTGATAACGATTCACTATTTTCAGCTTCAACCAATGTTTTTAGGTTCGCAAATGTGTCTGCAACCGAGAAAATGCCTACGCCATCAAGAATGTTGTTATTTACATTGAATCTTGGATCGAGAAAGGACTTTAATTCTGTTAAATCATCAAACGGCCAGACTACAGTCTGATATCGTGTTGTGCCAACAACATCAAAAACACCGGTGAGCGTTGGATCTGTTGCGCCCCCAGTCATTGCTGTAATAGCAACGGATACTCCAGCTACTTGACCGTCAACACTTAAGCCGATGGTGTTGCCAATTTTGCCGCCATTTATTGCGGTAAGCGCCACAGAGCCTGTTGTATTAACAGCGGACACCAGAGACCTAGCGTTTGCTGTTATTGCTGTGACTAATGCATCGCCAATAACCGTTGCTGTATCACCTAATGCTACGCCAATAGTATAATCACCGTTTAAGCTTGAGCCGATATTAAAGATAAGCTCCCCGGTTTCGGTAGATGTTCCAGTAATTGCAAATACGCCTGCGGCATCGGTTGCTGAGCCAGCATCATCTAAGAAAATGGCATCGACTTGTGTAATATCATTTAATCGTCGAATTGCACGCAAAGATGCAGCGCCATGTGAATTTTCACCGGCGAGCGTGTCCCAGCTATTATCATTTAAAATGTTCTCTTGTAAATCGCCGCTGGTTGCGGTTCCTGCTGCCACTTTTTGGGCAACAACAAGTATTTTTTGTGGATTAAAGCCAGCGCGATCGAAACCAGCCGATAGCGTTGAGGTTACTATGGGATTTCTAAGCGTTGTCATTACTGCTTACCTCTTTTTGTTTGCGTTTAGGCTGCTTTTCAGCGCTATTTTTAATTATCTCTATACAGTTGTCAATCTTTGCGTCATCCAAGCGTCTTCGCCAGAAAGGCATGACGGGAATATCATCTTTACTTTGAAT